AGAAAACCGCCAAAATTGGCGCGAAATGGTTGGGTTGTTTGTCCAATGTTGGTTACAGAAAACAGTGCATTTGCTAGAACATAGTCTTGGTAACTACCGGTCCAAGGCATCTGATTGCTGGGCGCATACCACGCGCCTCCTGTCAAAGGGTCGCCCGCCACAACAAAGGAGTTGGATGCCGGCTGGCCATTGAGCAGCGCCAGGTTGGCGGTGGTGACAAAGGTCCGGTTGCCCACGGCGTCCCGGACCGAGGCCCCGTATTGCCCCGGAGCTGCATCCGGCACCCTGTAACTCGCGCAGAACCAGTTGATCATCATCGGATACAGGGCAGCCTCCCCATGTCCGCTTTGGTTGTTCCAGGCTTTCAGCCTGAAGCCGGTCCAGTTCCCCGGGCTACCTTTCACCGAAAAGTTACCGACCATCATGTAGTCATCGGCATTCAGAAAGACCATGGGTCTTTCATACGTGGTGATCGGCGCAGCAAAGTTCACATCTGCCCATTGAATCTGATTCTTGCTACCAGGTCCTTGGAAGCCAATGTTGAATCTGCCGTTGTAACGAACCGTTAGCACCTGGTTGATTGAATCGATCTGCGTTCGAATGTTGTTGTTCGAAGCGCGGATGCCATAAGAACCAGGTGCAGCGAACGGCTCGCCACCCAGCGACAGAATCATCACCTGCCAGGTCTGGGTGTAGGGTTGCCGCAGTTGCAGCTGCCCCGTCGAGTACCATGCTTGTGGGCTGCTTGTGTTTTCTCCTCCGTCATACAGTGCATCCACGACCACGAACGACTGCGCCTGGATCTCGGGAATGGAGATGTACTGGTCGAACGCTCCGTTGCCAGCAACCTGCATCATTTTCAGCGACCGCACCGAGGTAATGGTGGTGTCCAAGGTGATAACCCCGGACGCATCGCGCGTCCGGAGTCCATACAGGTCAGCCATCAGGTAAGCCTCCCCACTGCTGTCCGCTCGATGCCGTTGGCGTCGTAAACGTACAGGCCTCCGTTGTTGAGCAGCGTCGAACCGTTGGCATCCTGCCCCCTCAGCGTGAACGTACCCGCTGCAAAGTTGATCTCCAGTAGCGGTAGGCCCTGGGCGTTCAGCGCAGCAGATCGAATGGTCATACCGGCCACAATTTGCTGGATGAACGCGGTATTGATCACCGCCTGGTTGATGAAGATCTGCCCGCCTTCGACCACGAACGGCAGGATCGTCTGCCCGTTCAGGCTGTCGATGACCGCCAGCCGCTGGGCCATCAGCAGGATTTCGCCCTCCTCGCCATTGCTGCCGATCGCGATGCCAGACACGACCTTGCGGCCGCCCTGGTTTGTCTCGACCTTCAGCGTGGTTTGAGCCGATACCCTGCCATTGATGTCAGCCATGACCTCGCTGACCTGCTGTACAGAGGCATTGGTCTGGCCCATCTGCGCTTGGACCGCTTCGACCTGGCGCCCCATCGCAATGCCGTCCTCGACCCGGGCCGACTGCTCAGTCCAGACACCCACCAGGCCACCCGTGGCACCAGCCAGACCGGAGCTGTCCCCTTCCATTTCCGGATTCACCTGGACATACAGCCCGTCCAGGCGGCTGGCTTGGGCCGTCAGCTGTTCGCCTTGCTGGGTCACATTCGTGCTGACCTGCTGCAGTGCAGCAGCCGAAGCACTAGGGCCCAACCGGCCGACCGCTATCCAGTCGATCTCGAACGCACCGCCAGACAGCGCGCCGATATCAATCCGCAGGCGAGTAATGGTGCTGGTGATCCAGTCATTGCCGCCGGCAAACAGGTTGGCCATGTCCCATTCGACGATCGCACTCTCCCCGACCGCAATGTTCGGGTTCGCCGCTCTGGCGATGTAGCTGCCAGAGAAGCCATGGCCAGCCGTCTGATAGAACAGCGAACTGTCCCAGTCAGTAGCCGCCCCGGCCCGCCGGGTGATCTTCACCTTGATCCGGCTGTAGAGCGCGCCATTGATGCTGACAATCGGGCTGACCAGGTTCGGGTCGTTTGCCGTTGCTGTAATCGTCATGCTGCCGGTACCGGCGGTGAGCGTGGCGTTCGTCGCACTCCAGCCCTCCACGCTGGTATCGAACTGCCACGTTGCACCTGGTGCCGCATCGAGGCCGCCGGCACCGATACCACCAATGGTGTTGCGCAGCTCGGTGATGGACTGGCCCTGACTCGTCAGGGTTGTGCCCTGCTGGCCAACCGTCGTCGACAGCGCCTGCACCACCGAGGCCTCGGCCTTGGTGGCCACCTGCGTCAGCGCGCTGGCAGCCGCTGCAGCGGCGTCCGTGGCAACCTTGTCGGTCACCGCCACCCAGGCCGAGCCGTTCCACCGCTTGGGCGTGTTGGCATTACCCGTGGTGTCGATCCACAGGTTTTGTGCCAAACGCTTGTCGGCAGCCGGAGCGGCTGCACCATAGATCACCTCCCCCTTTGCACCGGCGGCCGTCGCTGCCGCCTGGGCGGCCTGCTGAGCGGCGGTGACGTTCTGGTTGGTGGTCGTCAGGCTATTGTCGAGGCTGGTGATCGCTGCCCCCTGAGATGACAGGCCCGCCTCGGTTTGCTCGACCCTGTTTTGCAGGGCTTGTGTTGCTGCGGCCTGGACTGCTGCAGACTGCTCTGTTGAGGGGGCATAGGCGGTAGCCACTGCACCTTCCTGGAACTGAACGTTGTCCATCTCGGACCAAGCTGAGATGGTGGTCGACCCGCCGTTCAACATCCGGCCAGCCCACACGGTCACCGACACAGTGTCCGCAGGGGCTGTGGCAAGCAACACGAAGCGCCCATAGTCGGCAGTCAGGGTGTGCATCGCCACAGGGGCACTCAGCACAGCGCCGGCTGCATCCCTGAATTGCAGGTACTGCCGGAACGCCACGCCTGGAGTGCCGCGGGCGAACACGCTCAGTGCGTACTGGGCCCCTGGCCGGGCTTTCGGCCTTGAGACGTTGTCGCCGCCGTACGCCAGATCGACGTAGCCGCCAGCAGGCAGAGCGGGATGCTCCACGCGCTGGGCCTTGGTGCTTTGCGCCAGAGGCGAATCCACCATTGATGTAACCGTGCCGGTGGCGGTGGCACCAACGTTCCAGTACTTGGCACGGCTCGCCGTTGCCAGTTCCTCGAACGAGGAGTTGGCCAGGAGGTTGTCCCCGCCGACGTTGCCGATCTGGTTGCTAATTTGGGTCAGCGCAGCGCCCTGGCTGGTCAGGGTAGTGCCATGGCTTTTGACCTCGGTGTCCAGTGTTTGCAGGGCCGAGGCTTCGGCCTTGGTGGCCACCTGGGCCAAAGCTAACTGGGCAGCCGCAGCAGCGTCGGTTGCCACCTTGTCAGTGACGGCAACCCAGGCCGTGCCATTCCAGCGCTTGGGCGTGTTGGCATTGCTAGTCGTGTCGATCCAGAGGTTCTGGGCCAGACGGTCCGCCACTGCCGGCGCGGTCGACTGATACAACACCTTGCCCTTGGCCCCAGCGGCGTCGGAGGCTGCTTGCGCCGCTTGCTGAGCAGCCGTGACGTTCTGGTTCGTCGTGGTCAGGCTGTTCTGCACACCAGTGAGCGCCTGCCCCTGCGAGGTGAGAGTGTCACCTTGCTGGTTCACCTTCGAAGACAGGCTGTCGACGACCGTCGCGTCCGCCTTGGTCTGTGCTACCGTCAGCGCATTGGCCGCTGCGGCGGCAGCATCCGTCGCCACTTTGTCCGTCACGGCCGACCAGGCGCTGCCGTTCCAGCGCTTCGGCGTATTGGCGTTGCCCGTGGTGTCAATCCACAGGTTTTGCGCCAAGCGGTCAGCAGCAGCCGGGGCGGCCGATTGCACGATCACCTTGCCTTTGCCACCGGCCAAAGTCGCCGCGTCCTGGGCGGCCTGCTGAGCAGCATTGACGTTCTGGTTGGTGGTAGCGAGGCTCGATTGCACGCCATCAATGCGCGTCGACTCCGCAGCGAGCTTGCCGTCCTGTTCAGTTACCTTCGTTTCTACCGTAGTCACGCGTGCTGCCAGACCATTGGCCGTCTGCACTGCCTGGCCGATATCGGTCCAGAAGGTGGCGTTCGGTGGCGGATTACCGGCCGGCACGTCGGCCTTGGCCTGGTATAGCTTGCCGTTCTCGCCCAGCACGCCCTGGCCAGCGGTGTAGGCCTGGTCGGGCTTGTAGGGCATCGAGTCAGCCAGATCGGCGATCGTGTCAATTTGCTGCTGCAGGTCCTGCTGCGCCTCGGCGACCTGCTCGCCCAGGTCCTGAATGCGCGCATTGACCGAGCCAGGAGTGCTCGGCGGGCCTGAGATCAGTTCGATCTCTTCCCGCAGCGCGGGCGCCAACTGGCCACCCTCGATCTTGTCCTTCAGCGCATCGAGCATGTTCTCGACATCAGTCGATGTAGAGGCCACCACTTTCAGGAAGGCGCTCACCCCGTAGGCATTCTTCGAGCGAACGAAATAGGCATAGTTGGTGGCAAACGCCAGACCGGTGTGGGTCAGGGACAGGCCTTGGCCCAGGTACTCACCCTCGGTTGCCTGCGGATTCGTCGAGAAGAAGTACTCGTAGGTTCCTCCATTCAGTCCATGCAGTGTGTTGCCCGGGATCAGAGTGATGGTGTCGATGGTCGCCTGCACCACGCACGACTCTGGAATAGGCGGGCCGTCGATGCTCACCGTGATGCTCGCCTCGCCGGAGCGGGTCAGCGGACCGAGAGCGGCCACACTCATGGTGTAACTACCAGACGGCAGGCCGGCGATCGGTAGCTGCAATGTGGTCGCCGGTACCTGCTGAGCCTGCACCGCGGTACCGCCTTTGCGGACGGTCACAGCGTACGAGGTGACCACACCGGCAGGCTGCAACCAGCTCAATACGCCCTGAGTAACTTCTGCGGTTCCATCCGGGGTCCAAGCCAGACCGGTAGGACTACCCAGGCCGCCAGCTGGCAGGTTGATGAAGCCGATCGGGTTGTACGGTTGGCCCACGGCATCGTCGAACTGCGCTGCATCGTACTGCTGCAGCTGGGCGGTGCAGCCCTGGTCAGCTCCCATGCTCCAGTTGGTGACGATAAACTCGCCCAGGATGTTCAGCGATGGCAGGTTCACGCGCACGGCGCGACCCGGTCGGCAGTTGTAGCCCAGGAAGTTCATCGGCACGCTGATGGTGCCGCCCGCACGCCGGCGGCGCAGCTCGATGTTCGCTAAGCGCTGGGCCTGGTACGCATCAGTGACGTAGGAAAAGGACAGCGTTTCTGCAGCCTCGCCGCCGTCCTCAATAACCCACTCTGCAATGCTTACCTCAGGGTAGTCGGTCTCAGTCCATGATTGCGAAGTGTCAATGAACGTGCCGCGCACCGTGTTGATCGCGGCGTCGTTGGTCGGCTCGGTGCTGCCGGTGATGGTGCCGACCACCATGTCCTCGGTGATCTCGAAGTCATAAGGGCCGTAGTACGCCCCAGCCTGGAACATCCAGCGACCACCGACACGAAGAGTCCGGCCACCACAGGCGGCCTCGAGCTTCTGCAGCACGTTGGTACGCTGCTCGTCGGCGCCGATCACACAGCTGCTGCGGTAGCGCGGGCTAGTGGTGTTATCTGGGTTGGCGACAGACTCGTCGCAAATATTGGCACCGCTTGCGAACGTCTCGAACACGATCTCATCGTCCGGCACGCCGCAACGATTGCGCAGGTACCACAGGATGTGAAGCGCTGTGTTCTCGGTATAAACGGCCGTTCCGCTGCGCGGGTCGTAGATGTCGTTGCGGCCACGGACGATGAAGCGTGCGTCAGGGATGCCAGAAGGGAATTTCTCGGCGCTGTACTTCAGCGACAGGCGCACGAACGACAGCCCACGGCCGATCTGCTCGTCTTTCCAGTCCGGGCAGTTGGCCTTGAGGAACGCGTTCACTTGGGTCGGGTTTACAACCAGCTCATAGGTGGCGTGCTCGCCGTAGGTGGCAATCTCCTCCTCGCCGAGGTAGATGTTCTCCAGAGCATCGACCGGGCCCTCGCAAAGGACGTAGACCAGGTGCAGCCATTCGCCATCGGTTTGGTCGCCGGCCTGCTCCTGCGCCCAGACCAAGACGCCGCCGGTACTGACGCGGCCAAGGATGAAGCGCGCGGGGGCCTTAGATGAGCGGACGGTCTGCTCCGACGGCTCGTTGTCACGCATCGGCGACTTGGTGTTGAGCTTCTCCTGCTGCTCAGCCATGTAGAAGGCCATGCCGGCGCCGATAGCCGCCCCCACCGGGCCGCCCTGGACAAAGCCAATCACCGCACCAACAGCTACCTGAGCAATCTTCTTAACGCCACCAGACATTATTCAACTCTCCAGACTGCAAGCGGATCGCACACCACGCGGGCGACCCCGTCGTCAGTGGTCGCCCAGAATTCATTTGCCCAATACACGGCCATCGACCGTCCGCCGGGCGCTTCGTAGATGGCGATGTCGCCGCGCTGGATGAAAGCTGGCGCCACCCGGGCGAAGCAGGCATCCCATGCTGCCTCGAGGCTGCCGTGCCGCTTCTTCAGCGCCCGCTTCGCCCCTGCCTCGGTCCTGTAGGTGCCGCGGTACGCCTCAGCCGGATCGGTACCGCAAACCGCTACCGCGCAGTCCGCCGCGAACAGGCAGCAGTCAAATTCGCCCCATGAAAAAGGCCGCTCTAAGGCGGCCTTGATCACTTCGCTGAGGCGTGTGGTCCAGTCTCGGTAGCGCATGGCTATTTCTCGTAGGTGAACGTCGGAGCGTCCTTCTTGGAGCCCCAGTAGATGGGCCATTCGGACATTTGGGCGATGGCGTAGAAGAATCGGTCACCCTGGTGGCGAGCCCGGTGGTTCTCGTCGGTGAAGCGCTCGGTACCCGTGCGGCTCCACTCGGCCATCCGGTCAACGATCGGGACGGTGATCTTGTTGCCGTCCTCGCCGTTGCCGGCGTAGGAAAAGGTGGCGGCGTCCATGCGGCCGGAGAAGAGGATGTCGGCGGCGTAGTTGCCCTGCTCGTCGAGCACCACAAACATCAGCTTGCCAGAGCGCCCGCGGCAGCCCCGGATATTGGTCTCGGTGATGATATAGCTGTCCAGGCCGGTGAGGGCTAGGTCGATTGACATGGGCGAGTTAGAGTTGTCGCTCTCCTGCGACTGCCCGACCTCACCGAACTGCCCTACCCCCAAATACGTGATGCCGCCGATCACCAGGTCGCCGGTGCCCGTGTGGGCGTACACAGGGCCGTCTTCGAAGTCGAGCTGACAGGCGTACACGCTTAGAAACCTGCCTGTGGAGATTATATCGACCACGCTCTGGCTGAATGGGAACGTCGAGGGCATCAGAAGGCCTCCCTGAACTGGTAGCTGCCACTGGCCACCACTGGCCGAACCGTCATGTTCCAGGTGTCCTGGGTCATGCGCATTTCTGAATATGGGTTGAGGTACTCGATTGCAGCCCCTGGCGCCATGGTGCGCCTGATTCGCTTGTTGAGCGGAACGATGGCCTGTCCTTGAGCGTTTGCGGTGACCGGGCGAACCACTTCGAACATCTCGCCGGCAACCGTGAGGTAATCGCCCGGGGCGAACACCTGCGCGCCAGGCGCGGCGCCGGCAACTTGCATCGATCTAGACTGAGCCGTACCGGTCACCACGGTGAGGCTGCCGACGCTATCGGTGCGACGCCGCGTGAGCGCCGGCAGGTTGAAGGTGCCGAACATGCCATCCAGATCGCCCAGGAACGCCGAAAGCTGACGCTCCTGCGCCCGAGTGAGCAGACCGAAGGTCAAGGTGCACTGCCAGTACGCCCCTGGCTGACCCACGATCTGCTGAGCGTTGGACAGCGTCGAGGTGAATGCCCGGCTGTTATTTACTATGCCCCATGTCATTTCAGACACGGGCAGCGATGCCGGCCATGCGAGAGCCATGCAGTACTCCTTGATCTATCGGTTGCGAGCGATCAGTTGGCGTGCTGGTCCGTTTGTCTTTAGGTCTCGCAGAACCAGGTTGTAGCCATCCTGAGCGCCCTTCTGGGCTGCCTGTTGGATGCGGGCTAGGGTTGCGTCGTCGGCTGTGCCTTGAACGCTGATGTGCTGAACGATAGGGGGTAGTCCAGTCTGGTTTGCAGGGAGCACCGAGGAAGACTGTGTTGCAATCGCTGCTGGCTCGACATAACCGCCACTGGCATACCCCTTCCTGTTGAGCCGATCGAGGTGGTCGCGCATTCCGGGCTGGCTGACAACCTCCTTACGGACCACGTACTCACCGCCGTGGACAACACCCTTCGGTTCAAACTTTCCGCCGTCTCCGGTATAGCCGCCAGCCGCAAAGCCAGACCGCGAGATCGTCTCGCTGAAACCGGTCATGGTGCCACTGCCTGCAGCCGCTGCTCCCCCTCCTCCGCCTAGGAATCCTAGGGCAGAGCCAAGGAAGCCGGCGGCCGCTTGGCGCACCTGAATCCGAATGAGGTCGGCCACTACCTGGTCAGCGAAGTCCTTGAAAGACAGCTTGCCGGTCTTCACGAAGTTGACCACGGCGTCTTCCATGTTGCCGAAGGCGTTGCTGAACAGGTTGCGAGTCTGCCCCGCAACGTCCCTGGCACTGTCCATGTAGTCCTGGAAGGCGCCGCGGGCGCCGTTGCTCCAGTCGGCCTGGGCTTGGTCGATCTGGGACCATCCCTCGCGCTGAGCAGCGACACGCTTCTGAAGAAACTCCCGTTCGATGTCGATCTGCGCCTGCAGGTCCTGCCGCTGCTTCTCGCCCTGGGCGTTGGCCAGCTCGGTCTGCAACTGAAGGATGCGGTTGTTGGTGTCCTGCTCGATCCTCAGGCGCTCTTGCATGCGGGTTGCATCCTTCTGGCCCATACCCACGGCATCAGCCTGCGCAGCGTACTCCATGCGCTGGGTAGCCAGCTGCCGCTCCATCTGGGCGCGGTACTGCTCGGCCTGGGTCAAGCCCTGGGCGCCCTTGATCGCCGCGGCGTAGTTCGTCGAGGCCTGCGCCAGCGCCTTGCCGTACTCCTCCTGGCTGATCTTGCCCTTCTGGAAGGCCAGGTCCAGCTGCTGCTGCTCCTTGGTCAGGGCACGGGCGGCCTGGGCTGCTGGGTCGTACTGGCCATACAGGCGAGCGAAGGTATTTTCCGCCTCGGCAACGCCTCGATTGACGTTCTTCGGCGCGTTCTTCTTCGCCTCGCGGGTTTTGATGTCCGCGATTTCCTGCTCGATGTTCTTCCGGGCTGTGGCGTATTTTGCTTCCTCAGCGGCAGTGAAAACGCCAGCCTCAACAGCTTTCGCCTTTGCCTTGTCGAGATCGGCGAGGTCTTTATTCAGTCGCTGAGTCTGGGTCAGGGCGCTCTTATAGCTGGCGTCAAGCGCGTCCAGGCCCTTGCGGCCTTCCTCCTGAACCCGTCGGCGCCTCTCCTCTTCTTCCAGCGTTTTCTGGTTAACCCTGAGGATTTCCTGCCGCTTGCTCAGTTCTTGTTCAATCTCAGCTATGCGAGATCTGGTCGTATCATCTTCATAGCCCGTATTGAGCAAGCTATTCCGATATGCCAATTCCTGCTGAAGCTTCTTGATCGCCGACTCTTCGCTCTCGGCACTTCTCCTGCCAATGCTGGCGAAGGCATCGAGAACCTCATTGGTGGCGTCCTTGATGTTGAGCCAGCCGCGCTCGATCAGACCCAGGTTCTCGCGGATCTTGGAGGTGCGCTGCCCCATCGCCTCGGCGTAGGTGCGCTCCGCCAAGTCGGCAGCAGCCACGGCTTTACCCTGATCCGACAGGGCCTTGATTTGGGCATACACCGACGCGGTCAGGAATCGGTATTTCTCGTCCAGTTCGACAATGCCCGCGACCGGATCCTTGCCGAGCTTGATGAACTCGGCAACCGTTTCTTCTATGGCCTTACCAGTGACTCGCTGCATCTCGACGGCTGTGGTCGTGATCAGCTTAAAATTCCCGGTTGTGTTCTCGCCTGCGGCGGTCAATTGCGCCAAGGCTCCGGCGGCCTGACCGAACGTCCCCGTTACCTGGTCGGCTGACTCCGCCAAGCTGATCAATTGCGCCTCGGACGCCTTGGAGAAGTTGCCTGTCAGAATCAGGCTGTTTCGAAGGGCATCCGATTGCTCGGAGCCCTTGTAGTAGGCCAGGGCCAGCGCGCCGGCGGCAGCGGCAGCAACAGTGAATGGATTCACCAAGCCAAGGATGTAACCGCCCATGGCCTGGGCTGCTGGGGCGATGCCGCCAAACATATCTTTGAGCTGTCCACCCTGCTGAAGCAGGACCGTCAATGGGGCCTGGCCTGCTTGAAGGCTGATCGCGATGTCGGTGAACTGCGCAGGTAGCATATTCAGGTTGTTGCGCATGGCCTTGGCGGACATTCCTGTCCTGTTCATGCTCTCTGCGGATTCGCCAAGCGCGTCGCGCATTGTGTTGATGCGCTGGGTGTACTCGACGAATGTGTCGCTCTCGACGATTCCGGCCTTTTTGAACTTGGCCAGCTTCTCCTGCATGTCGTCGAGGCGCCCGAGAGCAGCAACCGTTGGGTTGATCTGACCCAGCAGCTGGGAAAGCTCCTTGCGTTGATCGTCAAGGCTGCTGCTCACGCCATCAGCAGATGCAGCTGCCGCATCGCCAGCGCGCTCCATGCGCTCAAGAGATCCGGTTAGATCGTCCGCATTGCGCTTTGCGCCCCGCGAGTCGATTGTTACCGCCAGGCGGGATTCCTGCGCCATACCTTTCTCCGGGGGTTAAAAACCCGCCGGAGCGGGTTCTGTTATTTCATTGGCTCGATGATGTTCTTGTAACACTCGGCGTAGGCCGCGTTTCTGAAGTCAGACACGAGCTTTTTCTTACCGGCAGAGCTGTTCGCGACAGGTGCGGTGTACGCCTTTACCACCATGGCGTCAGAGAATTTGCTTTGGTCGCCAACGGATGACATGGCGTCCTCAAGCAAATCGCCGTTCTGGCGCGCCTCCATTGCTTTTCCCGCCATGGCAGATATTTTTTTGCAGGTCTCTTCGCCGCTTGCGGCAAGCGCTGAAAAAGGCAGACAGATAAGGGCGGCGATCAATAGCGTTCGATTCATGGCTTCCTCCATAAAGATGGCCAGAATCTACCACCATCAGGAGGAAGCGCCAAAACCCTGCACAGGCGGAGCGGAAAACGAAAAGGCACCCGAAGGTGCCCTCTCATTGCCTCTGAGCAACGCGGCGATCATCGATACTTAAAAGGAGCCGGTGTGGTGAGCAACGGCTCGGCCTTGTCCCATGTGCCGCGATACCCTCGCACCTGATATGAATAACCTGGCTTCAAGTCCAGCAGTAAGCCTCGCAGGTCTCCGCCTGCGCAACCCATGTTGTTTTTGATGGCCAGCTGCACTGGGCCAGGCTGATGATAGAGAGTCACAGATTTCCCGCTCGTGGTCTCGGCTGCAAGCTTCTCGTTCAAGAAAACTTGCATCCCTGCGCCAAAGCAGCTTATTGCGCCAGCGTCTTGAGTGAAAACGATCCTTGCATCATCAGGGGTCGTTGGGCGGCTGAATGCGTAAACATCATCCGCCTGGACCTGGACTGCAGCATCAGGCGAAACCCTAGCGGTCTCGCATCCGGTTGCCGCGATGCAGGCCAACCCTATAAAAATCCATCGTTTCACAGCGCGCCCTCCTTGAATTGAGGGCAATCTACCACAGCCTGGAAGCCGCCGGCGCACACCTATCAGTAGGTCCGCGCCCTGTCCACCCATCCACCCTGGACGGAAAGCCAGTACCAGCCCGGCACGGCGCCGTAGTAGCGTTGTGCCTCCCAACGAACTGCCCCGGTCCGTTGCCGGAAAGCCCATGGACTGGGGTGTTATGATCTAGGAGGATCAACATGAGCGAACAACGCGTAATCACTCCCTTCGAGCTCGGCGTATGCGCTGCACTTCAGGTAATAGGCACATCCCTGGCAACTCTGGACCCTTCGCTGCGCAGCAAGATTGAAGAAACAGCGAAGACTCTGATCGCCTCCATGCCAGCTGACAAATCCATCATCAAAGATCGGTCTGCGTATCACCTGCCTCTCGAATCTTTGATTCAAGGCCTTTTCCCAGAGCGGAATTCAAAATCTGACGTGTAACCCACGACAGGAGTTTCCCGGCGTCTTCGTGGCCCGGGAAACAATTTTGGGCTGAGCTCATGATTTCTCCTGCGGCCTGGCCGCGTCAGTCGTTGCTGTTCTGCTCCGCCCAGTTGGCGCGGAATTCTTCATCCAGAGCGAACACCACTGCCTCGAGCTCGTCACGATCGATGGCGGTCGGGTGCCTAGCCAGGTACTCGCTCACCATGCCTGCGGTGATCGGCGCCGGCGCGGCCATCATGCCGACGTACTGCCGTGACCTGCTGATCGCGTTGTAGGCGTCGAGCAGCTGGTCAGTGACCGGGTCAATCTCTGGGGCCTCCGGTACCGCGCCTACGCCGCTCAGTCGCTCGCGTTTCCAGCGCTTTTTCTCGTTCTCTTCGCCCGCCCAGTCGCGACCCCATCGGTAGACGGCGAGGGCTTTCCCACCGATTCCTTGATGCGCTCCTCGACGCGGTTGGCGATATCGACGCCGGTGCGCAGAGCGAGGAAGTAGACGCTCGGCATCTGCTCGATCAGGGCCTTGCCGAGCTCCGGGGTGTACGGCGCCGGTTCGCCCGGACGCTCGGCCACGTCGACGCCCTGCCAGTCCTTGATCAGGTGGTGCGCCACCAGGTCCATGTAGAGCTCGTCGTCCACCTCGATCTCGACCTGCGGGATCTGCGCGACGCTGAACTGCTTGGTGCCGACGCCGGCCTGGGAGTCTATCGCCGCCAAGTGCCGGTTGATCAGCGCGCGGTGCGATCGGTATACGGGGTCGGCGGCGGAGCCGACCAGGATCTTGGCGCCCGGGGCGAACTCCACCCAGCGCTGGCCGTGGAGGTCCATCTCGGGCTTGCGAGCAATAGTGAATCCCATGTTCTTCCTCTGCGGTAAAAGGCCCGACACGCACCGCAGGGCGCGCCGGGCAATGATTACGCCGTGACAGTGATCGCCGCGGTGCCTTTTTTGGTGCCATCCACGGTGCTGGTGGCGGTGATGGTCGCGGTGCCGACAGCCACACCTGTCACGACGCCGGTGGCGCTGACGGTGGCCTTGCTCGCATCGGAGCTGGACCAGGTAACGGTCTGGGTCGCGCCAGCCGGGGTGACGGTAGCGGTCAAGTTGGTAGTAGCACCAACGGCCACGCTGGCGGTCGACGGGGCCACGGTCACGCCAGTTGGCGCTGGAGGCGCCGGACGGCGGGTGATGGTCGGCGATACGCGACGGGCGGTGTAGGTCAGCTCCACCTGGATGATGTCGGTGGCTCCGCCATCCGGCCAGGAGCCGCTGATTTCCATCTCCGGGATTAGGATGTCGTAGGCGCCGTCGGCATTGCCCAGAGTGAATTCGAAGCTGATCGCATCGCCGGTCTGCTGCTTCTTCCACAGCTCGTAGGCCGTCTTCGACCAGCTCAGCGTGATGCTGCCCGACGGCGTGAAGGTGGTCGGGATGATATTGCCGGCAAAGGGGTTTCCGTTGCCGATACAGCGCTGGGTCTGGACGGCATTGTCGAACTGCAGGTTGAAGGTGTCGACGCAAACGTTGTTGTCGCCGACCTGGACCCCGTTGAGCTTGAGGCCGGAGACGTCCTTGAAGCCATAGCGGCGCTGGAATGCTTCGGCCACCGGCGTGAGGATGAAGTTGGTGTTGTCGCCCTTGTCCTGCCAGCCGGTCGCAGCAAAGCTGGTGGTCACCTCGATCTCGCCGTCATTCGGCACTTGGATGTTCATTGTGGCGACCTGGGCGCCGGTGGCCTTGCCGGCGATGCCGACGTCCGCGGCATAGTAGCCCAGGCTAAAGCTGATCCGGTCGTTACCCATGGTCAGGACGTTGTTGTCCCAGTCCTTGCCGAAGCAGGAGGCCATGAACTCGTCCAGCGCGCCGAAGCGCATCTTGGTACCAACATCGCCGGCCACGTCCACGGTGGTCTGGGCAGTGCCCTGCGACATGCGGTCTTCGCCGATCTCGTTGTTCTCGGCAGTGTTGTAGGTGGGCCCGACACCGAAGCTGGTACGCGTCAGCACGTTCCAGGGGCCTGGCGGGGTGGTGCCTGGCGTGACTTCACGAATCCAGGCCGTTGCAACTTTTGCTCCCGAACTCATCGGAGCCTCCTTAGATCATTTTTTGATCCGGGGAGGCGTGTTGATCAGAGGGGCCTTTCGGCGTGTCTGGTCAGCGTGCCCGGTGGTTCAGGTTGTTCAGATGTTCAGTTCGACCTCGACTGAGGTCAGGACTTGGCGGTTAACCTCGCCGAAGGTGGTGAGGTCGACGTACTGGAGGTTGACGTACTCGACGCTGAGGCCGGTCTTCTCGTTGAAGGCCTTGATCGCGCCATAGATCTGGTCAGCCAGCACGCGACGCTCTTCGCGCACTTGGTCAATGGTCATGCTTTCACTCATCGCCCTTCTCCTTTGCCGAAAGCCAGCGCTCCCATGCGGCAAGCGCAGCCTTAGCCGCGCGGATCAAGCTGCGGTGCAGCTCCACGGTTGTCTTGGACATGATTGATGTCACCCCTTTGGGCTAACTGGTGGGCGCCAATGGATAACCACTCTTGCACCGCTCGACATGGGGTATTTCTCCTATGAGG